CTCGTTTCCGGGTTGATGGGCGTTATCTCCAACTTCGTCCCACCGGGCTGGTGTTCACCTACCACCAACTATGCGGCCCAGTGCATAGTCCGTCTCGAGTATTGCACTCACGGCTTGATTGTTGAATACTTCAGTGAAGGAAGTATTGTCAATGCCGTCGAGTAGAGAGTGATACTCACTTACGCTCAATCCATAACGCGCGGCTACTTGACCATCTGGGACTCTACCCCAGACCGTACTATTACTGACGCGTTCACGCAATATAACTGGATCTACATTGGCGTGCCACTTCTTCTTCAAAGAATCGTGAAAGGAATGGTCACCCATGTGACACATACCACGTACTAATCCACTATTGAAGTTAAAAGCGCGCTGCCTAATGCATCCCCTGCCAGGGAGATCCCAGTCACACTGCCCCATCGTTCGCAGAGCAACCCCCAGGTTAAGTATCGGCACTATCTCGCCTGCCTCATTCAATACTGGGTTATGCTTAAGGAAGGTCAATCTCTGGAATCTGTCCCACATGTCACAGGTGACCTTATAACCTGCGAACCATGCCCCTTCTGTTAATGCCAATACACCACCAATTCCCGCCTCGAGAACGAAGTCAATTCCGGCAGCTATAGCACAAACGGCCAGGTTATTAATAACCGTGGTGCATTTTATGCCGCTACCTTCAATGGCATGCCTTGGTTGGATACTTAGAAATCGGTGCTTGGTCCAGGGATCGACCAAGTTGATTTTCCTGCTAGCCTGATCTATTAGAGCATCTCCATGACCAAGCAAAGCTGGGTGTTGGAGTATGGATCTTAAGATCTCGAACATCTGTGGTGAGTTACTTGCATCACAGGATGAAATATCCATTTCAAAACATTTCCGCTCTCCGTTGTCATTGAAAGCTCCAATGACATCGTCGGAATGGTAATATATAACATCGTCAGCCCCCTGAATGACGTCCCGGAATACGGTGCTTAGTGCCTCCAATGATGGTTGTTTTATAAACCGCACTCTAAAACGACCTATACGAAAATCCTCCTGGTCGACAACCGTGTTCATGACATTCTTGAGGGTATCAATGACAGATCCCATAACTAACGATCCTTCTGGACTATAATCCACAACACATCTTGGTCTCTTACCAGCTTTCGCGAACTCATAAGTCTTCACGAAAGCCTTTGGTTTCTTACCCCACTTGGATGGAAACTCAAGGAGACCTCTTTCTTCAAGATAACTGTAGGCATTCATCCTGAGCATACGCTTTGGGTGAGGTGCCTCAACATAATCCTTGACATTCTGCAACATGTCTAGTCCACAGATAGCGTGGTTGAATGCCACCTTAAGTCTATCTATGAATGCAACGTAACTCGGGAAAACATCAAGCACGTGCATATTATTGTTGAACAACATGTTCTCCTCATCTAGACCTCCTCTGCAGCCAGTAAGTCTTCTGAGAGCATATTGTAAGTTAACTGATGAATTCTCATATACCACGCCAGTGTGGTAGAATATAGGTCCAAACACTGTCTTGTAAAATTCACGTGGTCTGAATTTATAAAGAAGTCTCCCGGCAATCAAGAGTTCCCTATTTTGATGCGTGACAACATATCGATTGTTGAACACATACTCGTCTACTGGATTGGCTTCAACGGGTGGCATTCTAAAAACTGGGATGCTCCAGATGCCGGGATATGCTAGTTTGGCAACCGCATAGTCGGTGGAGCGTCACCAACTGGTATGTAGTACAGTCTGTCACGCGAGTACTCCATATAGAGTTGTTGATATGCGTAACGGATTGAGCTCCTCACCATATGGTGAGGGACGTTTGGGAACTCATCTGTAACTACAGGAATCCAGTTGTAAGTGACACGCTGCGACGTCACTTTAGAACCACCGAATCTAGACAAACAAAAGTCTACGATACGTTGGTCGAATTCAACCACATCATACGAGTTGTGATTGAAGTCATCTAGGAGTGATGGTCTCTGAAGTCCTTTTGGCAGAAAGTTCCTCTGAAGAAATCCACTCCTAAATCTACCTCGTGGCGGAGCGTCGTTGTGTATCGTGCCGTATCCGAAAACACCTCGGAAATGGCGCCAAATACTCTCGTCTTTATTGTGAGCGATGAACCCAATAGCAATTGGATCTGCTAACGGACCTTCATGCCCTTCCGGATTTCCGTGAGGATCATCGGGTGCGTCAGCAGGAGCACCACCACCAATTGCTTCATCGTGTGGGGAATCAGGGCGAGGTACCTCACCGTGGTGTTTGTGGACAATTATTGGTCCACACGGTAGATCATCGTAGGAAATACTGCAAGAATCACCTTCGTACTTGCAGACCCTAAACCTCAG